TGCATCCGTGGGAGTACGAATGGGCGCTGCATGTAGGCGCTCGTCGTTACATTGAGAACTGGGATAAGGCTGATGCCGCCTACTACGACAAGAAACGCATGGAAGACGACCGCACGGCACAAGCCGCCGCTTGTGCCGGTGAGTTGGCTGTCGCTAAACTCGTCAACCAGTATTGGGGCGGACATGTATGGCCCGGCAATCGTCACGAAGAGTTCAAAGGCATGGCGGACGTAGGACACAATATCGAAGTTAGACGCGTACGTACGAGTAGTAGTGCTGCCGTGCGTCGCAAGCAACTGGAAAAAGGTTTGACCCTATTTGTGGTCAGGCCCGTAGTGCCAGAGTTCCGTGCCGTGGAGATCCTTGGATGGATCGACCACGATGAAGCGTGGGAGAAGGGTGAGCCTTCAGGTTACGACTCCAAGAACACGCGCGTTATCGCAGAAGACTATTTGAACTCCCCGATGACCTATACTGGTATAGATGAAGAAAGAGTTTCCGTACGACCCGCTCCAGACACCACCTAAGGCAACAGACCGGTACAACCCACCGGAGACAGAACTACTTGCGCTTATGGAAGCGGGGCCACTGGAGCCACGCGAATCTCAGGAAGAGCAAGCGGCGTTACGGGAAATGGTTTTGGACTCGTTGGATATTCTCAACTTGGAAGAAATGTGGCTAGTGAATGCAATCCTATTTGAGCGCATGAGTTTGCGTCAAATCGCTCGCTCTATTGGGATTCCCAAAACAACTGTTGCGCGCTATCGTGACAAAGTATTGGCTAAACTTAGAGATGCGCTCGTAGACCATCCTGCAATACAGGACTACTTGTCCGGGTAACCATCTTCCATAGCCTCGAATGAGTTCATAATCAATGTGCTCATTGTTGCGAATACGTACTGATGTAATGGGCTATTGTCGAAATCATTTGTAAGATTCTCGTGCGCAAATGCCATTACATGCTCGTACGGCAACACCAACAGGATGCCCAGATCAGCCTCATGCCATTTGGCGTGAGTCTGATCCGCTATATCCAACAGATGCGAAGTCTTTTTCAAATCCTCGTATATTTCTGTTGCCAGATAGCCGTACTCGTCCTGAAACTCAGCGAACGCATCAGGCTCTCCGGCCTCACCCATCAGCCCTTACGCTCCACAGCGTAGGTCTTGACCACTGATAGGGCGGCAGCCACGGCGCCGATCAGGGCCACCTTCAGGGTGGCCTGATCCCCTATCACGAATACGGCCAAGAAAGCCTGTACGAAAGTCCATCCCGCTCGTTCAATCATATTTCTCATGCTACCCACAACACCTTCCATGTGTCTGCATCAACGATTCCGTTGACTTCTATAGCGAACTGTGACTGGAACCGCTTGCACGCGGCTACAGACTTCTTACCGTAAATACCATCAACCTTCAAACCAGCGTTAGTGCGGTCATTCAGTCTCTGTTGCGCAATCGAAACCCACTTTCCTGTAGAGCCTCGCTTGATGGGTCGATCTATCACGTAAGTCAAACCTGCCTCCGTAACGTATCGAAGGATCGCTGCCCAGTCGATAATCGTGTTGGTATGGGGCTGTTCGGCAGTCATGCCGGAATGCACCCATTCGGTCAGAGTTGCGCCGGGGCAGGTAGTTTGCGAAAAGTCTTTGTGACACTTGATCCACAAGTGGTCACCATAACGCCCGCGTGCTGCCCCGACGGCGGTGAGGATACTATCCTTACCGCGTTCCGTTAGCCCATCATCGGAATCTCCGATGTATGCAACGGAGATTGTTTTAGAGTTCCAGCCACGGGTAGCAGCACCACGCTTCCACCCGCGCCCTTCAAAGATTTCTCCCGTTTCCCCAGACACAAGCCAGTTGTACGCGATGGAATCCCACCCTTTGGTCTGGACGTGGTACCTGTCATGTCCTCTCACACGCTCCCACGGGCCGTGTGACGGCCCCGTGGTGTGATGGATGACAATCCCCTGCACAGGACGCCAGAAGTCCTTCAGGCGCTTCCCTGTGTCTATCGCACCCCAATCGGAGCGAGCAACGTACTTCATACCCTAAGGGTACTCTGTCCCTACGGGTTTAGACCGACACGCAACCGGCGACGCTGTTCCGCCCGTTCCGCTCGCAACTCGTATTCAGCCGACTGTCTCGTGCGCCGCTGCTCATCTTTGGTGTTCGTACGAAGACCAAGACCAAATACAAACGACATCCACGTAGACAGAATGCGCTGCTGATACCGCTCTTCCGAAGGGAATAGCCTCCGTGCATCAGCGAACGTCGGCAACAACGAAGCCATCGAATGCAGGTCATAATCCCGCATCAACCAGATACCCGCCTCATTCTTGTGCGCCATGTCCATCTTTTGCAACAAAGGCATCAGCAACGGAACTTTCGCATACACGGTCGGAACCTGACCCATGCGCCCATCAAAGTTGTAGCCCTTCCACATGTTGCGCCGAGTCGTCCACTCAATCGGTGTCTTCACGAACGGTGTCAACTGTGTCGTCAACACACCCAACGCTGCCTGAATCCTGTCCGCAGGAGAATCACCCGGTTCCATCATCGGACCCAACATTTCCAACGGTGTCTTGAACGGCAAGTCTGGTAGCACATGCATGAACTCGCCCTCGTACTTGAACGGCAGCCGGATCCCGGCCTGCCGAACCATCCACGAAGGAATAGGTGCATCCGCCCCTTCCATCCCCTCAGACATGTTCTCTATGTTCGCCTTCACAATGTTGTACTGATTGAACACACCCGGACGCTTACCAACCTGTTCAATCATCAACGGGAGATTCTTACGTGTCCACGTATAGAACGGCACCACCCTCTTGACACCCTGTGCCTCAAACCGTGACAGATCAGAGTAATCGAAGTGGAACTTCATTACCCGCTCAAACGCCTCACTAGCCAAGTCCCCACGCGCCAGCGAATCAAACGCCATAACACCACGTACATAGGTTTCCGTACCCACACCGGCACTCCTAGACAGACGCAACGGAGCGTTGCGGCTGCTGATGGGGTTGATCGCCTCAAATGCCTTCGCCAGCGTGCCACCCACGCGGTTCTCGCCCATCACCTGTTCCGTACCGATCTGACCCTGAGCACCACCAATCAGACCTTCCGCATCCAACCTGCGGATAATGTCCATGTCTTCAGCGGACACCGCCCGCACACCACGCAACTTCATTGCCTTCTTCATGTTCTCTGCGCGCTTCGTCAACCCCTGAGTGACAGCCTTGTCGTACTCGTTGGTCCAGTATGCGTTCTGGAACCGGCGATAACTGGTCGTCTTCACACCATCCAGATAGTTCATAAAGACAGCAGAAAAATAGTTACGCATGTGGAATCCGGGCTTCATAATCATGTAGCCCTTGAGCAGATTGTAAACCTTGTCGTAATGCTTCAGGAACGTAGCGAACCCACCCTCCGCATAGAACTTGTCAACACTAACCATCGACTCAACTATTTCTGACGGCCCCTGACTCTTCACCCCAAACGCAGAGAACCCTTGCTGGAATGCTTCATCAAGTTCCTCAAACCGTTCACCAAAGAACTTCTTGTTCAAAGGGAAATAGATCGTGTCATCACCATACTCACCCACCTGACGCAGCCACTTGGCAGCGTCAGCACCCGCCTCCAACTCGCTCATAGCCTCAGCGAACCCTCGCGCATCAGCATCCTCTAACGCATCCACAGCAAACCTGAGGTTGCGCACCTCATCAGGAAGGCTCTCCAACGGGATTGCTTGCCCGTACTGGTCAACAGTCCCCAACCGGGTGAGAGTAGTCTCAGCGGTTTCTATCAGTTGCAGTCGCTTATCGACAGACTTCTTCAACGCCCCCATTTGGGCGCGTTCTGTCTTCGACAAAGTGACATTACCCACATACTCGCCTGCCTCTTCCTTCGCTTTAGCGAGTTGCTTCAGATCGTGCCCCATCGTGTCAGCACGCCGCCAAAATAACTGTTCACCAAGGGCAGCCATCTCTATCTTCGCATCCAAAGCCTCCCGTATCGGATCCTTCGCAGACAACTGAGGACCAGAAATGCCACCCTCTATGACCGCACGCTCATACTCATCCATGAACTTCTGCGCATCCAAAACACCACCCGGAGCGACGCCCTCTCCAGTCTTGACAAACCCACCACCATCAGGAGCAAGCATCGAATCAGGAACCACGTTGCTTCCTACCCGTAGTTTGCCGCTTACAGCGGCACGCGGCATCGCTTTGATTGCATGTGGATTCGCCATGAAAGCATTAGTGAAACCCTCCCCACCCCGAGCAGCCACCGACGACACTTGGCTATCTGCCGTGTTATACCACATCCCCATGTTGTAACCGTCCGCTGTAAGCGACCGTCTATAAACGTCATAAGCCTTAGCGGTTATGCGGCGATCCTCTAGGAACCCCACCAACGATTTTCTAACCCACTTCTCATCGAACCTGCTGGTGCCGCCGCTTGTCCTCCAATGCGTACGTATCAGTTCAACAACATCGTCAATGTTC